CTATCCCTGCAGCTTGGCTTGGTACTAGGTTTGGGGTTGTTCCTCTTATAGCGGACACTCATAAGGCATACACCGCGCTCCGTCTTGCGACTCAGCGCGGTGTGTTCCAAAAAGTGTATGCTAAAGATAAACAAACCGCTAGCGGGTCTATTGACCACCCTGGTACCACACGTACTACCTCTGGTAGCGCGTGGATTGAGAGTCGTGCTAATATCTGGATTACTCTGGATGTAAGTACCCCGATTGATTTCGGCAATCCACTCGAGTTGGCCTGGGAACTTCTTCCTGGCTCTCTCGTTGCAGATTGGATTTTCAATATTGGCGACGTACTATCTGGTTTGGATGCTCTTAAACATGTTGATTCCCTTTCTGGGACCCTCACTACTAAGACGCATTCCGTCTCCAGAATATCCGGTGGCTATAGAGGTTACAATAGTACCTCTCCGGGCACCTTCGTCAAGGATAGCTATAAGCGTGAAATAATCACTAAAGGCCATTTAAACTATGGCATTTGGGATTCTTTACGTTACAAACCCTCAACCAGCATTTTAAATGTTGTTGATGGGCTAGCTATTCTGCGACAGTACCGTCGTTAAGGCCTCTTTTTCGGCCATCATGACCGTCTCCACTCGTTTACGAGTGGTTTTATTTAACCCTATTGGCCTCTACGAGGTCGCAATAAAATCAAAATACGGAGCATTTTTATGCCTGCAATTACAAGTATACCTGTCACGCTAAGTGATGAATCAACAACTGTTACTTTCGAACCAGTTTCTATTACTGGTGAGAAAGCATCTTTTAAAGGTGACGACAGCGCTATTTCTAACGCTCGTTCTACCCTTTCGTTGAGTTTATCTCCTGCACGTAAAAGTCGCACGTCCGATCAGACTAACATCCGATTAGATATGCCGCTTACTCGTGTTGCTGCCGATGGTGTCTCTGAGACCGTTGAAGGTGAAGCGTTAGTTAAAATTCAGATCGTTGAGCCCGATATCATGACTGATACCGAGCGCGCTGATCTTTGGGCTGCGGTTCAAGGTTTAACACAAGATAGTCTTGTTTCAAGCTATCCTGTTGCCTTGAACCCTGCATATTAATGGGAAAATTTAACATCGCATCGATCAAGAAGATCGTACAAGATGTTACCCCATTTTTATCTCCCAGCCTGAAACCCATTGGATACGGGATTCTGGCAATTTTAACTTTGTTTAGCGGCTTCGCAGCTGCTATACCCTTACTATACGTTTACGTATAACATAGGAACGCTAATGTTTAAACCCCGTTTAACATTTAATTCTGCACTCAGTGCAGAAACCTCTACGGCAATGGCCATCTGTGAATCCGTCGACTCTCCGCTTGCTCTATCTTTATTTCTCGTATTAAAATACGAGCAGTGGGATGAAGTTTTAAAGCGCAGGTGTAATCCTTTGGACTACGAAGACGTTTCCTCTTTTCGAGACGACTATTTAATAGCGTCTCTACTAAAAAAGAGTCCTAATATACCTCTCGGTATTAATAGGAAGCAGGTTGCCATCGACTCCTTCTGGGAGTCAGAGCAGACGTGTGCTAAGTTTAATAAGAAAATTAACTCTAACGATTTCATCTTCGGTCTCCATGAGACGAAGAATGAACTACATAAGATCTTAGGGCCTTTAACAAGCCGTGAGTTATCTTACGTTGAGTCAAGTTTTCGATTTGGACCTGGCGCACAAGCCTTTCAACGAGGCACCGGTGCTACAGCGGCTGACAAGTTTACCAAAAACATTGTTTTGACCACTGGGCTCATTCCTTTTTACCGCTCAATACTAGGCGAAGAATGGTGGAAACACCAAACTGAACCTGAAATTGTGCGTGGAAATGAGTTTACCGTTGTTCCCAAGGACGCAAAAACCGACCGTGGAATTTGTAAAGAACCTACACTCAACAGCTTTGTGCAGTTGGGCATCGGTTCTTTAATCCGCAGCAAGTTAATGCGTAATGGCATCAACCTAAACGACCAAACCCGAAATCAAACGTACGCTAAGCGTGCTTTTTCTGACGGTTTTGCCACTATTGATCTATCTAAAGCAAGCGACAGCGTTTCTAAAGGCCTCGTGGAGTACTTACTCCCTAGCCGATGGTTTCATCTGCTTAATTGCTGTAGATCAGCTTCTACCCACATAGAGGGCCAATGGCACTCTCTTGAGAAGTTCTCAAGTATGGGAAACGGGTACACATTTGAACTCGAGTCTGCGCTATTTCTAGCTATGGCTCGTTCAGTTGTTCCCCGCGAAGAGTGGAGAGAAATATGCGTTTACGGTGACGATCTTATCGTTCCTAAACAATATGCCTCCAAGTTGGTTGATACCTTGAACTCACTAGGGTTCGAGGTGAACACCGAGAAGAGTTACCTGGCAGGTAACTTCTTCGAGTCTTGCGGTGCTGACTTTTTCAAAGGTCAGCCCGTACGTCCCTTTTATCTTCGTAAGGACACGCTTAACGACAATGGCATACCTCAGGCGTTGCAAATTGCAAACGCTCTCAGGTTATACGCCCGTCGAATTAAGTTTGACTCTTACTGCGATAAACGCTTCTTACCTATTTGGATCTCCCTCGTAAAGAGGGTGCCAAAAGCGTGGCGAGAGTGTCGTGGCCCGATTAACTTTGGTGACACCGTTTTGCTTTCGTCTCACGACGAAGCTAGACTGGTTGAACCAAAACACGGTCACGAAGGACGGATTGTTAAACACATATCCCTGTCCGTTCGTAAGCGGTTAGTTACCACTTACGGGATAGGTTTTGTTTGTTTACAATCTGCGGGCAATACTGAAAATCCGACGTATGGGCATCTGCCTATATCACGGTTATTCGGTCGTCCGAAAACTAGTAGGTCCCTGGTTCATTCCTGGGATCATGGTCTTTGTTGGGAATAGTACTCCGCACTTTTGCGGTTACTACCTCAACTTCTTAACCATCCGGTACTAAATATCCGGGGTTGCGATTTCGC